AGAAGAATAAAATAGGACAACCCGCAGGTAAACCAAGAAGAGTTAAATCTCTTAGGAGAAAAAAGAAATGACAACTTCTAGCTCAACAAACTTTGAACTTGACGTAGCTGATTATATTGAAGAAGCCTTTGAGAGATGTGGGTTAGAAGTTCGTACTGGATATGATCTTCAAACGGCTAGAAGGTCTTTAAACATTATGTTAGCAGAATGGGCTAACAGAGGTTTAAACCAATGGACTATTTCACAAAGAACTCAAGCTCTAACTGCAAATGATGCAGAGTATTCTTTAGGTACAGATGTAATTGATATACTTTCTGCTGTTGTTCATAGAGGCACTACAGATTTTAGTATGTCAAGAATAAGTAGGGATGCTTATTTGTCTACTCCAAGTAAGACCACAACTGGAAGACCAACTCAGTTTTTTCTTGATAGGCAAATTACACCAAATTTAAAAATATGGCCAACACCAGAAAATAGTACAGATACGATTGTATATGATGCTTTAACAAGAATACAAGATGCAGATTCTGCTATAAACACAATGGAAATACCATTTAGATTTTATCCTTGCCTAACTGCTGGTCTTGCTTACTATATAGCCATGAAAAAAGCTCCTGATAGAATACAATTATTAAAAAGCGTTTATGAAGAAGAATTTGAAAGAGCTATAGGAGAAGATAGAGACAGGTCTTCTTTTACTGTAACACCTCAATTAAGTTTTTATAAGGTAGGATAATGGGAGCTTTTGCGTCTGGTAAGTACGCTTATGGATTGTCAGATAGATCTGGGTTTAGATACAGATTAAAAGATATGCGTAAGGAATGGACAGGATTATTAGTGGGCAAAGATGAGTATGAGGAGAAGCATCCTCAATTAACTCCTCCAAAAGTTTCAACTGATCCAGAGGCTATTAGGAACGCTAGACCAGACAATGATGATGATTTTACTGTTTTTACTATTTATACAAACACAGGTTTAGGTATAATAGGTAAAGAAATAGAAACTTTTGAAGCTACTGCGAGTGTTGGTAGCGTAACAGTGAGTATAACATAATGGCATGGACATTTACCACATTAACTCAATCTATTAAAGATTGGACTGATAATTCTGAAACAACCTTTGTTGCAGAAATACCTTTTTTTATTACTAATGCAGAAGAAAGAATATTTAAATCAATAGATTTAGAGTATTTTCGTAAAAATGTTTCTGGTGAATTAACTAGTGGTAATAAATTTTTAGCTATGCCTACTGATTATTTATCTTCTTTTTCTTTAGCTTTCGTTGATTCTAGTGGGAACACTAATTTTCTGTTACAAAAAGACGTAAGTTTTTTACAACAATATACTCCTGGTGGATCTTCAACAACTGGAAATCCAAAATATTATGCTCCTTTTGACTATCAAAACTTTATAGTAGCACCAACACCTGATGCTTCATATGTGGCTGAATTGCATTACTTTTATAGACCAACCTCAATCACAACAGACGGTACTGGCAAAACGTGGATAGGTGACAATGCAACTGATGCACTTCTTTACGCATGTTTAGTAGAGGCTTACACATTTATGAAGGGTGAAGCTGATATTATAAAAATGTATTCTGATAGATACATGGAATCTATTTCTAGGTTAAAAAACTATGCAGAAGGAATGGAAGACAAAGACGCTTTCAGAACAGGAAAATTACTAAAGCAAAGAACATGAGTAATTTAAAAAATAAAACAATAGCCATTGTTGCATTAGGAAATACTTTTTCAGAATATATTCTTGCTAAAACAAGAAGTGATATTTTTGATGAAGTTTGGGCTATAAACGCAATGTCCGCTGTTATTTTTCATGATCGTGTGTTTATGCTTGATCCAGCATCTCGTTTTTTAGATGGAGAAATGGCTGGAAAACAAACAAATGTAATGAAAGACAGGTTATTAAAAAAATTAAATATACCTATTTATTCGTGTTGTTTAGATAAAAGATGCCCTGATGTAGTAGAATACCCTTTGCAAGAAGTATTAGAAAAAACAAAATACGCATATTTAAATAACACAGTTCCTTATGCAATAGCTTTTGCTATATCTCAAGAAGTAAGTAAAATTTGTTTATATGGAGTAGATTTTAGTTATAAGGAAGTTCCTCATATGGCAGAAGCAGGTAGAGCTTGCACAGAGTTTTGGCTGGCTATTGCTACTACAAAAGGAATAAAAATTGAGATTGCACATAATTCTACCCTTTTAGATACTAATGTGCCAGATGAAGAAAAGCTGTATGGATACCATAGATTAGACGATCCCATAGTTTCTACAGTCCATGAAGGAAGTATGTTAATAACAAGAAAATCAAAATTAGAACCACCAGAGCCATTAGATGCAATTCCAAGAATATATGGTAGAGAGGAAGACACAAGATGACATTTTTTTCAGCAATACAGGGTAATACTGCTCCTGTTAATATTATGACTTCTAATAACGGAGGTCTTTCAGACGAACAAATAGCACAAATGGCAACAGATAAAATTGTTGCTGTATCTGAAAATGCTCCAGATGTTATTAGAGATCAAGCCAATGTTTTTAAAGAAAATGTCAAAAAACTTTTGTTTCATTATTTACTCTTGGCAAGAAGAGAAGAAAGAGCTACAATAGTACACATGATACAAGAATCAGGCCAAAAAGAATTGGCAGAGTATATAAGGAGACTATAATGGCAATAGCACAAGCACTTTGTACTACGTTTAAAAAAGAACTTTTAACAGCTACTCATAATTTTGCAACTAATGGAAATGCGTTTAAGTTGGCTTTATTTGCAGAAAGTAGTGGTGGAAAATCAAGTACGACTGCAACATTAGGAGCTGCGTCAACTGTTCTTGTGACAACGGGAGAAGTTGCTTCAAGTGGTTCTTATGCAACTGGAGGTGGAGCTTTAACTAAAGTTGCACCAACTAATGTTAGCACTACAGGAATTACTGATTTTGCAGATTTAAGTTTTACAACAGCTACTATTACAGCAATGGGCGCTTTAATTTATAACGATACTAACGGTAATAAAGCAGTTTGCGTGTTAGATTTTACAAGTAACAAAACATCAACATCTGGAACATTTACAATTCAATTTCCAACGGCTGATGCAAGTAATGCTATTATAAGAATTGCTTAACCGAACAATTGTAAGGTAAAATATGGCTAATATAACTGGTTGGGGTAGAGGCACTTGGACGCAAGGAGCGTGGAATAATCCTATTCCTGTTGCTGTTACTCAAAGTGCTGCAACTAGTGCTTTAGGATCAGTTGTTGTTGTTCCGTCCATAGAAGTTCCCGTAACTCAAAGCACTGCAACGGGTGCTGTCGGAACGGTCGTAGTCGTTCCTTCAATAGAGGTTAATGTTACTCAAAGTGCAGCTACAAGTGCTGTCGGTTCAGTAACTATTGTAGGAACTTCTGTTCTTAGTTTAACTGGCACAAGTGCCACTTCATCGATTGGAAGCCCTGTTGTAGATGCTCAAATGTTATTTATTGCAACAGGTTTTTCTATGACAGGTTCTACAGGAGAAGAAAATGTTTGGGGATTAATAGATACGGCACAAACATCCAATTTTTCAGCTATAACCGTATCACAAACTCCAAATTGGACAAAAATAGCAGCATAAGGATAACAACATGGCAAGCTCATATGTAAATGATTTAAGATTAGAAGAAATAGCAGATGGTGAACAATCTGGAACATGGGGGGCTACGACCAATACAAACTTAGAACTAATTGGTGAAGCACTTGGATTTGGCACACAAGCTATAACGACAAATGCAGATACTTTTGCAAGTACAGTAGCAGATGGAGCTGCAGATGCAGAAAGAGCTATGTATATCAAGTATACTGGAGCATTAGATAGTAATTGTACTATTACAATCGGACCAAACACAATAAGCAGAATGCACTTTATTGAAAATGCCACCACAGATAGTGGTAGTTCTGGTCCGTATAGCATAATAATAAGTCAAGGCTCTGGAGCAAATATTACAATACCAAATGGAGATACAAAAGCAGTATACCTTGATGGTGCTGGAAGTGGTGCTGCAGTTGTAGATGCTTTTGCTTCTTTAAGTGTTGTTGATTTAAAAGTCCAAGATGATTTAACAGTAACAGGTGACATAGACTTAGAAGGATCAATAGATGTAAATGGAACAACAAATCTTGATGTTGTTGATGTTGATGGTGCAGTTAACTTTGCAGCAGACGTAACTTTTGCAGATGGTGCAGATATAATCACAGCTTCAGCAGGAACATCTAACGTAAGGATAGGTGTCAATGCAGGTAACACTATTGCAAGTGGTGGTGATTCTAATGTGTTAATTGGAGATGAATCTGGAACTGCAATTACTACTGGTGACCATAATGTAGCAGTTGGATTTGAATCACTTAAAACTGAAGATGCTCATGGTCATAATACTGCTGTAGGTAGTCAAGCATTAAAAACTCTTGATGCAGGAGCAGATGGTAAAAATACAGCAGTAGGTGCTTTTGCTGGAAAATTTATGACTACAGGAGTGCAAAATACACTTATGGGTGGTCTTACTGGTGATGCCTTAATTGGTGCTGATTCTAATACAGCAGTTGGTTATCAAGCACTAACAACAGATACAGAAGGTACTAGGTCTGTTGCTATTGGACATAGTGCATTGCAAACACAAAACTTCTCAAGTGAAACCATAAGTAACAACACAGCAGTTGGATTTTTTGCTGGTAACGATATAACAACAGGAGTCAACAACACTTTAATTGGGTCTGAAGCAGGAGAAAAAATTGGTGATGCAGACAATAATACAGCAGTTGGATTTGAAGCATTAGGCACAAATGTAAATGGAAGTGCAAGTGTTGCTATAGGTTTTGGAGCATTAAAAACACAGAATTATGGTAGTGCTACAGATGGATTAAATGTGGCAGTAGGAAATAATGCTGGTAAATTAATATCAACAGGAATCCAAAACGCTTTAGTTGGTGCTTTAGCAGGAGATGCTTTAGGTGATGCAGATTTCAATGTAGCAGTTGGATATAATGCTCTTACTGGTGATACTTTAGGTAGTAGGTCTACTGCTATAGGTAGAGGTGCATTGGCAACACAAAACTTCACAAGTGCAACAGATACAAATAACACAGCAGTTGGATTTGGTGCTGGTGTAGCAGTAACAACAGGACAGGCTAATACTTTAATTGGAAGTCTTGCAGGAGATGCTTTAACTGATGCTGACCACAATGTTGCAGTTGGTGTAGGAGCATTAACAACAGATACATTAGGAAGTAGTTCAACAGCTATTGGTAAAAATTCTTTAAGCTCACAAAATCATACAAGTGCATTAGATACATTCAACACAGCAGTTGGATTTGAATCAGGTAAACTAGTAACAACAGGAATTGAGAATACGTTAATTGGAGGACTTTCAGGTGATGCAATTACAACAGGCATTAGAAATGTTTCAGTAGGGTCATATGCTTTAAGTACAAATCAAGCTGGAGACCAATCAGTTGCAGTAGGACATGGGGCTTTGTTTACTCAGAATCCTAGTGGAAATGTTGATATGAATAATAGTGCTGTTGGGCATGATGCTGGAAATGGAGTAACAACAGGAATCAAGAATACTTTAATTGGTTCTTTTGCTGGTGCTGGCGGTGTAGGAAATCTCACAACTGGACAAAGAAATATACTTATAGGACATGGTTCTGGTCAAAACAATGGTGATGACAATGGTAATATAGCCATAGGTGTTGAAACAAATTGTGCTGGACACGCAGAAACAATAATTTTAGGTGGCAACGTGGATAGTGTTGCTAATACAACTTTTACTTTTGGAAGAAATGATGGAAGTGATAGAGTACACAATACTTATACTTCTAATGCTACTTTTACTAGGGTTTCTGATGAGCGTTATAAGAAAGAAATACAGAATAATACTGATTGTGGTTTAGATTTTATTAACGAGTTACGAACTGTAACATTTAAGTTTAAAGCAAAGTCTGAAATACCTAATACTTTACCTGACTATGACGCTTCTAAAACTACAGCAGACCACACAGATAAGCTGTATGGTATGATTGCTCAAGAAGTTAAAGCTGCTATGGCAACACATAACATTACAGATTTTGGGGGTCATTCTGAAGAAGAAAGTAGTGGAATACAAGGGGTAGCACAATCTATGTTTATCTACCCATTAATTAAAGCAGTTCAAGAATTATCAGCACAAGTAACAGCATTAACAGCGAGAGTAACTGAATTAGAAGGAGAATAAAAAATGGCTAGAACAGCAGACGTAATAGCACAAGCACACAAGGCTTGTTTAGATGGAGCAGATACAATCAATGTTGTAATTGCAACCCACGCAAAAGGTAGTGATGCAAGTGATGGTAGTGGAGATAGTGTTGCTGACTTTGGGCATTACATGACACATGACGAAAAGAAGGCAAGAGTTGCTCGTAGTGTTGGATATCTCAAGTATCAGAAAGCATTAGATGATTGGGGTGATGAGAGTTTTACAGTTATAGATGCAGCCATAAGTGCAGCAGATACGTTTACAGGTTAAGGATAAATAAATGACTGAAGAAGATAAAGAAAATGTTATTAACATTGATGGCAATTCATACAAAGAAGAAGATTTAGATAATAAACAGAAATATCTAATAAATCAAATAAAGGACTTACAAACTAAATCAGCAAGTCTTAGATTTCAATTAGACCAAGTATCTGTTGCACAATCTAGTTTTACTAATTCGTTAATAGCATCATTAAAAGAAAAAATGGATATCATTGAAGATGCCGAAGATAACAAATCCGAAAGTCAAAATGCAGGGTAATTAATGCCATTAACAAAGTTAAAGTTTAGACCAGGAATAAATAGAGACGTAACATCTTACTCTAACGAAGGAGGCTGGGTCAATGGTGACAAGATACGATTTCGTATGGGATTTCCTGAAAAAATAGGAGGCTGGGAAAAATACTCGGAACAAACGTATCAAGGAACAGCAAGAGCCTTACATAATTGGTTGGGTTTGGACGGATCTGATTTTTTAGGTGTAGGAACTCATTTAAAATACTATGTTGAAGAAGGCGGTGCTTTTTACGATATAACTCCAATTAGAGCTACAACAACTAATGGTATTGTTTTTGCAAAAAAAGCTAATGGCTCAACAACAATAACTGCAACAGATAGCTCTCATGGAGCTTCTTTAGGTGATTTTGTAACAATAGCTGGAGCCGCTTCTTTAGGTGGAGCTGTTACAGCAGCCGTATTAAATGCAGAGCATCAAATAACAAGCGTTCCTACCGCAAACACTTTTACTTTTGAAGTTACTGCTGCCGCTAATAGTTCTGATAGTGGCAACGGTGGTTCTGGTGGTGATGCCGTTTATCAAATAAGTGTTGGATTAGACACTCAAATTGGTGGAACTGGTTGGGGTGCTGGCGTTTGGGGTAGAGGAACATGGAATTCTGGCGCAGATTTAACAACGGTTGGAGCGTTACGTTTATGGTCGCACGATAATTTTGGAGAAGACTTACTTATTAATCCTAGAAATGGAGCTATTTATTTTTGGGATAAATCCAATGGTGTGGCAACAAGAGCTATTGAGCTTTCAACAGCAGCAACCGACACTATTAATGTACCTACTCTTGTAACTCAGGTAATGGTTTCTGATACTGATAGACACATCATTGCTTTTGGATGTGATGGTTTATTTTCATCAGGAGTTCAAGACCCTTTATTAATACGTTTTGCTGACCAAGAATCTTTAACTGATTGGACACCAACAGCCACTAACACTGCTGGAGATTTAAGAATTGGTTCAGGATCTAAGTTTGTAAAAGCAATACAAACTAAAAGAGAAATTGTTATTTGGACTGATTCTTCACTTCATTCTATGCGTTTTATAGGTCCTCCTTTTACATTTGGTATCACTCCGATTGCTTCTAACATTACTATTGCTGGTCCTAACGCTGCTGTTGCTATTGAAGATATAATTGTTTGGATGGGTAAAAATTGTTTTTACATTTATGATGGTCGTGTAAAACAAATACCTTGTACTGTAAAAGAAGAAGTGTTTTTTAATTTAAACAACGCCCAATTAGATAAAATATACGCTGGTGTTAACGCAGAGTTTGGTGAGGTTATTTGGCTTTATCCTTCTGATACAAATTCAGTTGTTAATGGTGGCAACGGGCAAAATGATAAATATGTTATATACAATTATAACGAACAATTGTGGTATTATGGAACAATTAATAGAGACGCATGGTTAGATAGAGGATTAAGAGATTTTCCCATAGCAACAGGTAGTAATTATGTATATAACCACGAAAAAGGATACGATGATGATGGTTCAGCTTTAATTTCTTCCATTGAGTCAAGTCAAATCGATATTGGTGATGGTGATCGTTTTGCTTTTGTTAGTCAATTAATTCCAGACTTAACATTTAACGGATCTGATGCTGACAATCCATCTGTTAATATAACTGTTGAAGGTCGTAATTTTCCAGGCGGAGATTACTTGCAATCAGACACTAGTGCTGTAACAAGAACGGCTGTGTCAACAAGCACTGTTCCGTTTGAGCAATGGACAAATAAAGCTGACATAAGAGTTAGAGGTAGGGCATTTAATCTTTCTGTATCGTCTTCTGATTCAGGTGTTCGTTGGAGATTAGGTTCTCCAAGAGTTCAGGCTAGACCAGACGGGAGAAGGTAATGTCTAATAATATTGTACCTTTCCCAAGACTCCCAACTCCATCTAATGAAGTAAGCGTTACTTATTTAATAGATTTAGTTAGATCGTTAGAATTAATAATAAATCAACTACAAAATCCTCAACTTAATTTTCCTTCTATACCTAGTAGTGGAACTGGTAATATATTTAATATAGGTGATATTTACGTTGGAGATGGTGGTTTTTTAAAAATATTAGAAACCAATCAAGCATTAACGGGAAGTGTATTAGCAACTGGTTCAGTTGGAACAGTGACGGTTAGTGTTAGTTAATAAAGTTATAATCTTGTGTTAAATGATAAATAATGCTAAATTTTATAATAATGAGGATAAAATATGTATAATAGACCAATGTATATGCAAGAAGGTGGATTGGCTGGATCTTTTGGATCTAGTATAAATCCGTCTTTTAGCAGTAATGGTGTATTAGAAAGTATACAAGAACAAGTCAGTAAAAATGGTGACTTTTTAAAATTAATGCAAAATAGAAATCAAGGTACTAATACTGCGTTATCTACACAAAACCCATCAACTCCTGACTTTAACAATAACTCTGATGGTTCATCAGCAATTGATAATCTTATAAATAACGATCCTCGTTTTCCTAAACCAAGACCTGCTGAGTTAACAGCATTTAATCCAGGTTTTAATCTTTCCGTTGTTCCACCTGGAGCAGAACAAAATCCAGGAATGGACTATTCACAGTTTAAACCTCAGATGGGACAGTTACAACCGTCAAATCTTGATTATATTGGTGATGGTATAAATTCAATGAGAGCCGATTATGATAAAGCAGTAGAAGCCGCAAGAAAACAAAGAGCCGAAGGTTTTATGGGTCGAGTGGTTCTTCCTGGCGAAATGCCTTTTGAGGAGTTTTCACAAGGTCAACTAGCTTCAGCTAATGCAGGTCCATTACAATCAGCATCATCTTCAATAGGAAGTTCTTCTAATAATCCTGCTGTTTTACAACCAACAAATAGTGGTACAGATAGTTTTCCTTCTGGTATTCTTCAAAACGAGATGTTTGGTAACATGGGAAGATTACAAAACATTCAACAATTTGCAAATGGAGGATTAGCCGATATGGGTAGATTTGGTGATAATCAAATGGTTCACGCACAAACTGGCGAAATGGTTGTGCCTCAATCTATATTACAAGAAAACCCACAAATAGGAATGGGATTAAATCAAGCTCTTGTTAATCAAGGTCTTGACCCACAAAGACAAGTGGTTGGTTCTAATGCTGGAAGCATGAACCCAATGACAGGACAACAAGAGTTCTTTGATTTGGGTAAACTTATTAAACAAGTAGCTCCTATTGCTTTATCAGCATTTGCCCCGCAATTAGCCGCTGGAACTGCACTTGGAGGTATAAGCCCTTTCTTATTAAGAGCAGGAACTGGTGCTTTAGCAAGTAAACTTGGTGGTGGCAAAACAAAAGACGCTTTAATGGCTGGATTATTATCTGGTGGTCTTGGAGCTATGTTTGGTGGTGGTGCTGAAGCTGGATCACAAGCAACACAAACTGGTGCTTCACAAGCTGGTACAAAAACTATTGCTGGCAATCCAGATTTAGCTAAAAAAATGGGAGCAGATTCATTTTTAGCAAAAGATGTTCCTGCAGCCGCTGTTCAAGGCGTATCTAAAGGTGGTGGTTTTTTAAATAATTTTTTAAGTTCAGGTTTAGGTCAAGGTTTATCTGCTGGATTATTAATGCAATTATTGTCAGGTGACGATGAAGATGAAGATCAAAGATCAGAATTTGAAAGAAGACCTTTTGGTTACGGAGGTCCTGGTGGTAAACTTGGTGGTATAACATTTGCTAACATGGGTGGAGAAATGGGTTTTCCTCGTAGAAATGGTGGCATAGACCCAAGCGAAGGTTCTGGACGTAAAGATGACGTTCCTGCTATGCTCATGGCAGGTGAATTTGTGTTAACTAAAGACGCAGTAAAAGGATTAGGTGGTGGAAACCAAAGAAAAGGTATCCAAAACGCTTATAATATGATGGACAAATTGGAGGCTAGAGCGTAATGGCAACTCAAACCGTTGAAAACATACAAAGATTACCACCTTTTCTTGAAGGTTTGCAAAAACGTATGTTACAAACTGGGTTCGGTGAATTTGATGGTGACAAACAAACTTCAGCAGGACTATTAGATTCTCCATTAGGATTGCCAGATTATCAAATAGCTGGAATGGATCCACTTCGTACTTCTGCAATAAATTTAGGACAACAATTGTCTGGTTCTTATCAGCCATTTATTGAAGGTGCGAGAGATCAAACACTTGCTGGACAACAAGCGTTAGCTGCTGGATTGGGAAGTATTCAATCTGGATTAGGAGGACTCAGTGACGCTAGAAGTGTTGCAAGAGGTGGTCTTGGTGATTTTGATGCTGGCAGAGGTGCTATTTCTCAAGGGGCTAATTATTTACAACAAGCGTCTAACTTAGCCGACCCTTCTCAGGGAATATCTCAATTTATGAATCCTTATCAACAGCAAGTCATTGACGCTACAATGACACAAATGGATAGACAAGCTGACATAGCAAGACAAAGCGATGCAGCCAAAGCCATACAATCTGGTGCTTTTGGTGGAAGTCGTGAAGGTATTCAAAGATCAGAGCGTGATAAAGGTTTGCAACAAGTAAAAGCCGACACATTATCAAAGTTACTTTCTTCTAATTATGCACAAGCGTTAGCAGGATCACAAAATGCAGCAAAACTTCAAGCTGGACTTGGTCAAGCGTCTGGTGATTTAGGTGCTAGGTTTGGTTCTTTAGGTCAAGGTAGAGGACAATTAGGAACATCTTTAGGCAATATTGCTAATCAATACAGCACCGCTGGTGGCAGACAAGCTAACATTGGACAACAGTTTGGTCAATTAGCAGGAACAACAAGTGATGTAGGTCGTTTACAGCAAGCTCTAGGTCAGGCCGATGTGTCACAGTTAAGCCAGTTAGGTGCAATGAGACAATCACAGCAACAAGCAGGACTTGATGCTTATAGACAAAATCAAATGCAATCAGCTCAAGAGCCTTACACAAGATTACAAATAGGTCAAAACTTGTTACAAGGAATGCCAAGTGCAAGTATACCTTCTACGTTTACGCAAGCAACGACACCTTCTGCTAATCCATTTTTGCAAGGTGTAGGTGCTTACACAACATTATCACAAATTGCACCGTTTAGTGGTGGTGCTTCTAGTGGAAGAACATAATGGCTGGTATAGAAGACGCAATAAGAGAGTATCAAAAACGTGGTGTAAAGAGTGGTAAAGCTGGTCTTGGGTCGCCTCAATTATCACCTGAACTATTAAAGGCATTAAATGTTGGCGGAAAAAGAGTTGGTTTAGGTGGTTTGTTTCCTAAAGGAGTGCCTGGTGCTACTAGCTTTGATGAAGGTCAACAAAGGTATCAAGATTTTTTAAAAAATCAGATAGGTATTGATAAAGATAAATTAGATCCTTCAAATAGAGGATCAAGATTTACTGAAGGTTTGCAAAATATAACAGATTTTTCATTCCCATCTCTCTTTGCACTTCAAGGTGATGCTGAAAAACTATTAACATCCGTTGGCGATCCTCTTACTGGATCACCATTATTAAATAATCTTGGACAATATGTTTTTGGAGAACAATCTGATTCATCTTTTGCAAAAGATCCAGACACACAATCAGCAGGACAAGACATATTAAGACAACTTTCTGCTCAAGACCGTATGCAAAAAGGTCAATTGTCACCTGTTGTAAGAGACGCAGCGGAAAAACAAAAATTAATAGATGCTGGGATAGACACTTTTAAAGGAGGCACTGGAGAAAATTTTAAAAAAGATCCAACTGGTGAATTTTCAGATCCAGAAGCAGACGCATTAATTGCTCAACAAGAGTTAGATAAAAAAGCAGATGAGATAGCTAAAGATGCTGTGCTTGCCGCTCAAGATGATGCAGAAGAAAATTCTGGACAAGACTTACCTCTTACTGAAGCACAAAAAAAAGCACAAGCTCAACAAAGTCTTTTTAAAAGTGCTATGGATGACATAACTAATATTTATGGTGATGGTACTAAAAAAGATACCTCAAGAAAAACTATAGACGAATACAAGACTGATTTTGCTAAAGCAACAGGCATTGATGTATCAGGCGAGCCTGACAATAAACTAGCCTTAATGTCTCTAGGTTTATCTTTAATGCAAAACAAAGCTGGTAAAGATTTTAATTTATCTAACATCATAGGTTCTGCGGGAGAAGCAGGACAAGCCGCAATGCCATTATTTCAAAAAGCTAAAGACGATGCTAGAGCTGGTCAAGTGGCTGCTGGTAAGTACGCTTTACAAGAAACTAAAGCTGATAGTTTAGCAAAGTTAGCAACAGCTAAAGAAAAGAGAAAAGCTCTTTCAGCGTTATCAACTCAATTCAGAGATGAAAAGTTTAAAAGACAGCTTGAATATATTAAACACAATAATAATATGGAAATTAAAATAGCTGAAGCTAATTTCAAACCTATAGATGCAAAAGGTAAAGTAACTACACAGACACTTCAAGGTAACAATTTTCTCAAAGTAGATACTGCTTTTATTACAGGATCAAAAAATAGAGTGTTCTTAGCACCTGTTCAACAAGCAGAAAAACACGCTAATATGTATGTTAATGTATTAGAAGCACAAGGAAGCATTACTGAAATGCAAAACATTTTGAAGTCAGTGGGTCAAAAAGGAGGCGGATCAGCATTTTCATTGTTAGGTGGTAGAGTTAAAGAATTTCTAAAACCTCTTGGTATTGGTGACACGGATTATTCAAAAGGAATCGATGAAATTGTTAGTGATAAAAATATTTCAGCAGAAGCTAAAGTAACTGCAATACAAGATAGATTAATTTCACAATACAAAAAGTTCTTAACAAAAGAATCTGGTAATGGAGTATCTGAAGGCGATATAAAAAGACTAGAATTATTAGTAAGTAGAATTAAACTTGGACAACCTATTGACCAAAACATTAATAGATTAGAAGAACTTAGAACAATATTTGATGCACCACAAAGAACATTAGAAGGTCAATTTAATTCATTTTCAAAACGAGAAAATTTTAGAAATGATGAAGAATATAATAAAACTATGGCTATTATTAACAAAGCCATATCAACAGGAACTGATAATACTTATTCTTCTAGTATTAAAAATGGCGTATTTACAATTGATTTAAGAAAGAAATAAATTATGGGTAACGTACAGTTAAATACCCCAGAAGGGGCAATTAATATACTTATCGAAGGCGACCAGCCTAATGTTGAAGAAAGAATAAAGATAGCCAACATATTAAGAGATAGAGGAGCTGGTAAGCAAGTTAGTAACGAGGCTTCTGAACAAGATAAGTTAGAACAATTGTTCGATACTAACACAGGAATTAAAAGTGCTTCTTTGCGAGCTGCATTGTCAGCAGCCGAAAATAACGATGAAGAAGCAGCTATACTAGCTAAATTTGACATAGGCGAAGACTTATATGTTCGTGATAAGCGTGGTAGATTAGCTCTTACACCTGAAGGTGCGGCTAAGTTTGGACAAGAAACAGATAAAAATATACTTATAGATGAAGATGGCTTTAGTCGTTATGACTTAGCTGATCTTGCTGGAATAGCACCAGAGCTTATTGGTGGTATTGGTGGAGCTATTGCAGGACAGATAGCCATACCTATTCCTATTCTTGGTGCAGCTATCGGAGCTGGATTAGGAGCTGGTGGTGGACAAGGTGTTGAAGAGATTATTGAAGCTGGTGCTGGTGTATCTAGGCAATCGGCTGGAGAAATAGCTAAAGACATAGCGACAGAAGCGGCTATAGGTTTTGTAGGCGATGGATTGTTTGGCCTTCTTGGTAAAGCGTTTGGTATTGGTAAAAAATCAATGACTGCTGGTAAAGAATTAACAGCCGAAGAACTTGAGATTGCTGGAAAATCAATTGAAATGGACATTTTACCTAGTCTATCAGCAATCCGTGCGCCATCAGTTATAGCTAGAACACAGGCTATTGGAGAGAAAATATTTAAAACTTCTGATCGTTTAAAGAAAAACGGTGAGGTCATGGCTCAAAAAATAAATGATTTTAAATTACAAGCTGGATCAAATACTGCTGACGAAGCGGGTGATGCTTTGCTTCAAGGTTTAAAAGAAAATAACAAAGCACTCATTAAAGCAGAAGAAGAAGCAAGAAAAGCTGTATTAAAACAATTTGAAGATACAGCTAATTCTTTTGGGGCTGCGTTAAACAGAAATTCAAGTATTGATAACGAAGCGTTTGAATTATTGGCAGAAGCTCAAACAGGTTTTAATGGTTTAATGACTCAAAACTTTAAAGCAGTTGATAAATTAATGGAATCAACTATTGGTGCAAAAGGTTTTATTCCAATAAAAGAATTTGATACAAAGGTTAATCAACTTCTTAAAGATTATGCTGGTGCAAACGATATGTCGAGTAAAGTTATTATAGGAGCTTTAGAAGGACTGCGAAAAGTTGGGGGTAAAAAATTTAATAACCCAGCATCTTTTAATCAATTATATATTTTAAGAAAATCATTAAATGATACAGCTATGAGTAATTCGTCAACTGTCAAAGATACTCTGCAACCATTTGTAAAAGATATAGACAGAATATTAAATAGCACAGATTTAGAAGCGTTAGCTCAAGGTGCTAAAATGACAGGTGATGAAGTTGATTTGTTAATGAAAGCATCTGGAAGTTTAAATAAAGCAAGAGCTGATTTTGCTAAAGGAAAACAACTTTTAGAAGATTTAGATGGAAATAAAGTTTTAAAAGATTTAGATGATTTTGTAAGAAATAACGTAGAACCCATAGATCCTAAAATATATAAAGATTTGATAAAACCAAATAGTCCTAAATTTTTACAAAAAGCATTTGCAGTTTTAGATGAGTTTGGAAGACCTGGTGCTTCTCAAACATTAAGAGAAGAATTGTCAAATAACTTTGTTAAAGATGCTTTAACAAAGTCTGGTATTGACTCATTTAGCACGGTAGCATTTAGTGGTAAGGCATTTGCTGATGCAATTGATGGTCTTGGTACAACTGGTAAAATTTTATTTGGTGGAGACACTCAATATAATTCAATAAAATCATTAGCTAATCAAGTTAGAATAACATCATTAGGCAAAATAGATGATAATATTATTGATAATGTAATAAATCAAGGCGGTAGTCAGGATTTAAAAGGGTTGTTACAAAGCGTTAAGGATGCTCAAGTTAATGTGCATAATTTACAAAGTAGCAGTGTTAGAAATAAACTGGCTAATGGTAATTTAAACACTACAGAAGCTGGGGAGCTAATAGCGAACAATTCCACTAAAGCAAATGAAATACAAGAAATAAAAAAATACTTTGAAAGTCAAAATGACACTGAATCCATTGCTAAAATTCAAGGTTATTTTATGAATAGTTTGATTGATGACTTTGGTGAAACTGTTATGACGGATGCTAAAAAGTTAAATAAATTTGCTGATCGTATGTTAGAAGCATCAAAAGGAAATAAATTAAATGTTCTTTACGGAGATGCAATGGGTAAGAACATGACAGAGTTTGCTAAAATACTAAAGTTTAATGCAAGAACTGCCGAAGGTGGTGATCTTGTAGCTGCTAATATAGCGGCCAGTCCTTTGCAAAATCTTGGTAAATTAGCTAAATTTACTCTTTTAGGTAGATATTTAACATCAGCTCCTTACTACAGTCAGATCGTAAAACAATATAAAAACGGTGTAAGAACTGTAAAGACAGAAGCAGAAAGGGCTAAAACTCTCGGTCAAGTTATGAGAAACGCTTTCTCTCAAGCACCTGGTCAGTTTGTGCAATCAGGTATAAGTGAAGGAGCAGATCAAATAAAAGCTCTTGCAGACAACTCTGGAATTACTTCAGCTTTAAAAAATACAGCTAATCAAGTGCGAACAAATGTTCGGCCTCCAGCTCCTACAGGTACTGGAATAAACGTAACTCCTCCAGCATCTAACACAGGATTAGGACAAATAAATGTTAATTCACCAGGCACAGGGGCTTTATTAGGTCTTAGTCCTGTAAACCAAGCAATAGCAGCAAGGCAAACACCATGAACGTAGAACAATTACGAGAAGAACTAAAAGAAGACGAAGGATGTAAGTACGAAATATATTTAGACCATCTTGGTTTGCCAACGCATGGTATAGGACATCTTATTACTGAATGGGATGAAGAATACGAAAAGCCAGTAGGCACACCAGTATCAGAAGATAGAGTTAATAATTGTTTTCAAACTGATGTTCACGGCACAGTAGAAGAATGCAAAAAGTTATTTGATAACTTTGATGATTTACCTGAAGATGTGCAATTAATTTTGTGCAATATGATGTTCAATATGGGCAGACCAAGATTATCCAAATTTGTAAAATTTCGTGCTGCTATAGATAATAACGATTGGCTTGAATGTGCAACTCAAATGGAAGATTCAAGGTGGCACAAACAAGTAACCAATCGTGCTAATCGTTTGATAAAAAGAATGGAAAATTTAGGTGTTAAAGAACAGGTCGCTTAATTACTAAGCGTACCTAAACCTAAACGAGTTACTTTATTATCGTCCTTAAATCTTTCTTCATAATCTTTATCCACCCAGATAGAAATTTGTTGACGAAT